ATCTCTTTCTATTTCTCTCTCTCCTCCTCTCTCTCTCTCTCTCTCTCTCTCTCTCTCTCTCTCTCTCTCTCTCTCTCTCTCTCTCTCTCTCTCTCTCTCTCTCTCTCTCTCTCATTCCCTCGCGGGTGATGTCTCCCTTAGGGGGTTTGTTAATTGTATAAGACTGGCATTAATGCCTCGTACAATATTTTAGCTCCAACCGTGTAACCTGCGTCAACCAAGTGAGTTTTATCGGGCGAAAAGAAAGCCCCTGCATTTAGTGAGGCAACCGGAACTGAAAATCCTGAACCAGTTCCACCGATATTTGCAGCAAGCGCTGAAAGTGCATTTCCGATTACATACCCAGACCCGGGATTCATTAGGGTAACGGCGGTTACGACACCTCCCGCAACCGTTATATTGGCAGCGGCCTGGGTTCCAGCCCCGCCCGTCAAGGGAACATTGACATACGATCCATTAGTATAACCAGAACCTGCTGTAATAGATCCTAACGTAAGAATACTTGTTGTAGTAATTTGTTCCGCTCCTGGCTTCCCGATCCTTGGATCGGAATCAAATGCAACAATTCCATCGCAGATATCCATATAATTATTTTTCAACCATGTATTTACATAGCATTGAACCGCATAAAGCTTTTTATCGTCGGACGTATCTCCGCGAGGAATCATTGTCCCCACTAAGACTATCCATCCGGCGTTTTTAGCAATACCGCATAAATTAGCCATTTCTGTATAGCTGTACGGTTCTGTTCCTGCTTTATATGCTGCGTAATTTTCATTCATCTTGTCCGGGACAGAATTGGCAAATTCCCAAAAGACAACCACGCGTTTTCTGTTCGAAGCAGAAGCTACAAACATGTTTAACGTAAGCGGAATTTCGTCAATCATTTGACTTATTTTCCTTCCAGGGTAGCCCTCCATCCTTACTGTTATCCTTCCATCGGCATTATACAGGCTATTAAATTGAGAAACTACGTCTTTTCCTGAGGGGGAAGCGTAGAAAGGGGTGCTTGTTGGCCCTGGATATGTTACAACTCCTGTTGAGCTTGCGGTCCCGGCTACCAAAGAATTACCTGAAACATATAACAACGCATCTGGGAACTCATTAAACTTAGACTCTAGATAACCATTTACCACTAGCTTCTCGGTAGGAGTAAGCAAACGGTTAAAAATAATTACCGCTCCTACATCTCCCTTCCATGGGAAGGCTGCCGAAAGTCCTCCTATAATAAAATCTCCCGATACATTCAAAGCATTTCCTGCATTCGCCACTCTGTTTATATACCCATGGAAATTTTGCTCTGTTAATAATGCTGTTGTACTTACACTTACTGATTGTATCAATACAGATGATGGCTTGGCAGTGCCATTGGCTATGTTTGCAGATGTCCTTATATCTATCGGCAATTTTGGGCTTTGGGTTATCGTGCTTGCTGCACTAAATACATTTTCCTGCGCATTAGTGCCAGGAGTTTGATTCCAACCCATTCTAAATCTGCCATCAGATGATGATATCGCCACATCATTTGTAACAGAATATGGATTTTGAACAACCATAAAGACAGTCATCTCGGTAGATACCGGATTTTCAGTTAAAAGATCAACCGCTCTAAGCCTTAAGCCTGTTCCGGTTTGTTTAACGGCGTCTCGTCCATTAATCCCATTTTGATTAAGAATAAAGCCAGTTCCTGAACTTGTCGCATTTTTAGAGTTATTGGCTGCATTTTTCCAGCATTTAATCACTCCGCCATCGGTTGATTGTACGATTGTAGCTGCTTCATCGGAGTAGAAGCCACTATCTGGTGTGAAAGCAGCAATGCAGTTCGGAATAGCCAAAACATTTGCCTGGGTGTAAGTCTTTTTATTGGCTAAATACTTACTTCGCGCTTTGGACTTTGCATTTAATAGCGGTGTAATAAATTTAGTATCATCAGTCCCAGATTCAAGATCGGACACGCTAGCCTTTACATTGTTGGTCGCGCCTGTTGCGATTCCGCTAAGCTTTGTAATTTCCGTATCACTCAATAAAGACTTCCCTGTTTCCTTGTCAACTTTCTGCGAAAGCAAAGCCGCAATATTCGCCCCCTCAGGAAAGTTCTGATAAGTGGCTAACACTTCTTTAACCGTGTCAACTACTGTATTTATGTCCGTAACTGCATTCCCGGAACTGTCAATTCCTAAAAGGGTTAGGATATTGTTTACGGTTGTTGCGCTGGCTTTGCTTGACGTTAACGTGTCAATAAGGGCTTTAAGGGAAGCAATTGTTTCAGAGCTACCGGCTTTTAATGCCAACAGGGCTGCGATGTCCGCGTCTAAGGAATCAGCATTCAGATTCACTTTTTCTTTAATCTCCTGCGCATCAGCTGCAAAAAATTGACTCCCTGCGACTTTATCTGCGAATGTTATTTTGCTGCTCATGATAGCGTAAATGGTAATGTGTAAGGGAATGAATTATTAGTTGGCGGCGCACTTGAAAGAGTCCCCACGTAGATGTATAGTTCTTCTATGAGATCCCTGTAAGTTCGCCCGATCATATCACCAACCGTCACGCCGGGAATCATAACCTGAGATTCAGGAAGCCCGGAAGTGAAAGTGAAAGATTGCGCAATCAAGAAGTTAAGTAAATCCCCTACCCGAGCTCTACCGGACATACCTAGTGAAGTGGTTAGAAACAGGCTATCAGAGGCTTCAAGAGTCTTTAAGCCCATGTCGTTTATGGCGATCTCACCTTCTTCGGGAACTGGCATATTCTTAAAAGTTATAGTTACCTGCAAATTAAAACAAACAGACTGAAAAAGCAAAATATTACTGCGCACAAAAAAGCACCTGAGCAAATAAAGCCCAGGGTGCTTTTGAATTGTTTCTGCTAAAAGAAACCTCTCGGTTTAAACATCTATCCTGCACAACATTATGTACGCCAACATTCCGTCTTCGCTTGCTTTGAAGCTTCGGGCCTCTACTATATAAGTCTTTCTTTCGATTTCAACATTCTCGTTTCTGTCAGGTAGAACAGGTGCGAAAGATTCTAAGAGTATTTTTTTCGACTCGTTAACAAAAATAATTTTGATCATTTGTTAAGTAAAAGTTAAAAGTGAATTAATGTTTCAACAGATCCCGGATACCCGACATGTTTGGCACAAGAGCTGTTGACATTTCTGTCGGGAAGTATTGTTCAAGCTCCGGCAGCTCTTTGAGCACTTTATCCCTGGTGCGCAGCTGGTACATCGCAGTCTCCAAAGCTTCAATATCTTTTACCAGCTGAGCTTTAAGCTTCGATACACGGCCAGTGAGTTTGTGTAGGGCTTTTAAAGCTTCTTCACTGACGAGTATCTGATCATAAGAACCATTTCTAACAGGGTATGACTTGCTTAAAGCGTAGTGAGTCCAATCGGTACTTTCTGTGGTAAAGAATCTAGGATTGTCGGCCTCATTAAAATAAGCCCTTTCCGTCATAAACAAGTCTTTAACGGCTTGCGGTGTAAACGTCTCTGCCATTAAATCGCACTGTACGTGCACCGCCTGTTCGGCTTTATTAATCTCCTCGTCTCTGAATGCGAGGGCTTTTTCGGCTATCTGAGTAGCCAGGGCTTTTGAAATTTTCATTTTGGGTATTCGATTTTAGATGGATCTTTGTTTACTTTATCCCAGAAATAAAAGCCCTCGGGCGTGCGAGACCAATTGAATGCACCGGCCAGACCAACGCCTATTAGGTTTAATGTAGGCAACCCGGCTTCGTATTCAGCTTTACGTTTCTCAGCAAGCTCTTTGAGCTTTGGAGGCAGATCGGATATTTTCATATGTTAAAATAATCAAGATTTTTAAAGTCTATTCTACCTTTTTCAGGTAGTTCATAAGGCTTATCAAGATACAAATTACAGAAATCCTCTAGCGCCTGAGCAGGATTAGTGCGATTTGCTTTGACTGAATCCCGAAGAGCCGTAATAAGCTCGTATCTTTCGTTTATAATAGCCTGCATCGCGTATTCGTCAGCAGCTTTAATAGCTGCAAACTGAGTGAGCTTTTCTGAGGTGGTAGAGTCCAATTTCTTTCTCCCTCCATCTGTCTCGTCCATTTGAATATCGAAGTAAAATCGAATGAATGTTTTCATAACTCCTGGCGTTTACGGTGAATGTAGAACTTAACTTTAACACCTGCGATAGCTCCCTCGCCCTCAGACTTAGGAGCCATTTCAGCTTCGATCTCCTCGAAGACTTCAAGGACGGCTTGTTTAGCGTAGCGCTCAGCAGCTTCTTTAACTTTTTGAAACTCTGCGGAGCCTGTAGTATATCCAAGGCCGTACAAACGGTCAGCCCCTTCCTGATATAACTCTTCAAATGTCTTTCTCATGGTAAAATACTTTTATCCAGATTATACCAAATACTTTCGAGCTTTTCCTTTGTAACTTTACCTGATGCAAAGCATGAGTACAGTGCGTTTTTTAACAAATCTCTATCAGCTTCTACGGCCTGCATGGCATATCGTTTGGCAGCTTCGATTGAAACTCTCTGCTCATAATCGAACATTTCAGTTCCGAAATTAGCAAGCGCTTTTTCTAAAGCCGCAGGATCTTCCGCAGCCACTTCTTTACATAATTCTATGAATGTCTTTTTCATAATCCAGTTGCGTACTCTTTAAGTTCTTTACGATAAATCTGTCTCTCCTCTTCTTCCTGATCCAAAAGCTCGTCGTAGAGATCTTGATCAAACACAGTGTTAATAGCGTCCTGAGCCATACGTTTAAGCTGTTCAGGGCGTACAGCATCAAGCTCCACCTGGCCCAGTCCGTCCCAGTTAGCGGTACGACTGTCGGTTTCTTTGGCCGGTGCTGGCGGTAGTTTCCATTCGAGCACCTGGGATTCGAACAACGCGAAGCGGCGCACCTCGACCTCGCAACCCATACGCTGTAAGTTAGCTTCGATAGACCGGGGAATATCTTCGCCTGAGGGATCGTAATCACCAAAGTACAAGATCACACATCGTTTACCCTCTTCTTCCCTGTTTTTAAGCCGCTCAGCTGTTTCATGCAGGAATGTAAGCGAGGGGTATCCTTTAACAGCTCCCAAAGCGATATCGTTATTGTAACACATATCCTGGAAAACATTTTGGAGCGCTTTCTTTTCGATGAACAGCTCAGCGTAGTAAGGCTGGTTCTCCCAGCGATTCTTTCCGTAGTTAGTCATCCACGCCTGTATCTGGCGCTTAGCAGTGCTGATTTCTTCCTCAACTTCTGTGTGATCGGCTTTTGTACGTCCGACCATTGCACGATCGAGATCTGAGAAAGCTTCAAAATCGACTTGGCCGTCCCAGCGTGCGACCTCCATAGCGGCCACGACTCTTTTGTAATGCTGCATGGTATTTGTCATACCGATACCCACGAGCTGGTAATGCAGGGCACGGATTGTAAGATCTCCGGGGTTGTATTGGCGTATAATCTTAACCGCGTTTTCTATAATCCAGGTACGGGTAAACCGGTCCTGAGGTTTCTTAGGTGCTTTCATTTTGACTTCTTAATTTTTATTTTGGAGATGTACCAGATAGTGAGCGCTCCTGAGACCAGGATATTTGCGAAAGCTTGCGGTTTAAACAAGCCTTCTGTGTATAGGTAGCCTCCGAATACGACAGCGTTTAAGAACACTGAAAGTATTGAGAATATGAACCCGAGCAGGTATATCGCTTTCATTTCTTCTCTTTACGGTTATCGAATTCAGGCTTGTTAGCCAGCATCCATGACATGAACATAAGATTACAAAGCGCGTGGCCTAAATGAGACTCGCCGGTCTCTGCGTCGTTGTCCTGCCCTGACATGAAGGCTACCATGTGCCGCATAAGACTGGAGAACATGTCTTTCATAGGTAGGCCGCGCTTCCAGTTGTCCGGGCTGTACTTTTCGGCGCCTTTCATTAACACGCGCACCATAGGTTGAAGCGCTTCGAAATCTACCAAAGACCAGTCAAGTTTACCGGTGTTGTAGCGGTCGGCCTGTTCGGTTTTAGTAACCGTGGGGGATTCTACAACTTTTTCAGCTGTCTGAGCTTTGCGCTCTTTTTCAATCGCTATAAGTTCAAGATCGAAGTCTGAAACAAACTTAGCGCCTACAACATACGGCTCCTGAACCCAATCGCCGAAGATCAGTTCAGATTTACGCTTCCTAGAAGTTTCTGTTGACCCATCAAAAACAAAATCAACATGATTGTACCGCTTTCCGGCATCGTAAACTACCTTACCGTATAAATCTCCGTATTTAATAATTTTCCCTTTTGGATATGCTTTGTAAATCTCCGGCCAGTTTTTAGGGTTTCGAGGATCATTCGACCAGTTATCCGGGTCTTGTTTAGTCAGTTCAGCTGTCCGAGCTTCTCGTGCTTGTCCTAAAACAGAGTTAATAAGCTTGCTAGATTCAGAAGCTGCCTGCTCTCTTCTTTTAAGCTCCTTGCAAATCATTTCAGCCAGAGGAGGTAAAGCGGAAGTGTTCATAAAGAAAGCAGAGTTAAAGGGCATGCTATCACACGTCATAACTTTTATAGCGCTCAGAGGTGTTTTAACAGGCTCTAAGTGCTTTCGTTTTCTCGCTACAACATTGCCGCCTGCGTCTTGAAGCTGTACATAACCCCCGCCAGTGTCTTTTAATACCTTATACGGTACAGTCACACCGTCGTCATATTTACGGGATACCAGGTCGCCACGCTTGAACGCTTTGACAGGTTCAGCAGCTTTTAATAATGTCAGGTACTTACGCTCTCTGACGCACTCCGAGCCGTCAGCGCGTTCAAGAAGTACACCTGACCAGGACGCTCCTTTATCGACTAATACTGTGAAAGATTCTGACGTTCCCGAAGCGTCTTTCCACTCAACGAAATCGCCAGGTTTAAAGATTTTTGCAGGTCTTAATAAGCTTAAATCTTTCCGGTAAAATACTTTTATACCTAAGATGCCTGTATCCGCAGCAACTGTCTCGCCTCCCAGATCCTCGAAAACCTTATAGAACTTACCGTTTCTTAAGTACTTGACTACATCGCCTTCATTAAATTTTTCCATTACAATATATCTCGTTTAAGGTTTCTAAAATTCTCTAAATGCTCTGCAGGTATTTCTTTCTCGTCGAGACCGTGCAGAACTACGGCTGTGACTGACACCTCTAAGGCTTTGGCGATCTTAGCTATCGACTGAGCCCTTGGAACTTTTGAATTCCGTTCCATGAACCCGATAGCCTCGCAGCCTACCCCAGTTTTATAGGCGATGTATTTCATCGGGAGTCCTTTAAGCTCCCGGATTCGGCGTAACGCTTTACCTATGTGCATGGTTAATCTGTTGAGCTTGAAGAGTCTGAACTACCGCTATCGTAACTGGAACTGTCAGAGCTTGAAGAGCTGCTGTCGTCGTAAGAGCTACCTGCGCCGCTCCCGCTGAAAGCTCCTGAACCCCCGTAATCTACGTTTTCGTAGTGATTGCCCGGTTGATCCTGTGCTGGTTGATGCTCAGTTGTTCCGGGTCCGGGAGCTTCACCGACCCAGGGACTCGGCGGGATGTAAAGGCTCTCCTCAGGAGCTTTATAAGGCACGTAAATAGTAGCGTCTTTTAGAATCGGCTTTATCGATGGAGTGCTTTGCTTATATTCTTTCGATTTAGAATATGTTTCGGCCTCCTCTAAACGGGCTCGTATAGCAGCCCAAGTTTCAGGAGTGTTCGGACAGCCTATGAACTCTACAGGGACCCCTGTTACTGCATCTAGAACAAGAGGGCTAACAGTGGGGGTGCTAATCTTGTATTCTTTCATCTTATGGGCTCCCTCGCGCCACTTAGCGATTAGCTCCGGCAGCTCTTCATCATTCGGGTAGAACGGCTTCTGCTGTTCCAGAGTCTTGACAGGCCATGCAGTAGGGTTGTGAGGGTGAGTAGAGGTAGCTTTTAGGACGCTCGTAGCACTGAGACGTTCGCGCTGCTGGTCAGCCCATTTCTTGTATTCGAACTCTTCCGGCTGAGCCACAGGAGCTTTTGAATGTCCCTTGCGACGTTGCATAGCTCGCCACCAGTTCATTGAAATTGTAAGAACGCCTAAAAGGAAAGCTGCCAGTAAAAGCGTGTAGAATAATCCTATTTCGTTGAAAAGCATGATTGAAATTGTTTAAGAGGTTATAGTTATTTAAAGTAAAAATCAATTCTGCCGTGTTTTCTCAGTCGCACCGTGTATTTGTCGTCAAGGCTGCTGATCGCTCGCTGTATAGCTGTTTTCGCGTTATCCTCGCCCACGTACTTGCTGAGCGAGTAAGCTCCTACTGCAAATCTGCGCTTTTCTGAGAACGGCATGCCTGGGTTAGGCTGGTATACGATGCGCATTTTTCTGTTGAGAACCTTAGGTATTTCAAACTTAACAGGTATTTTCGTTTTCACAGGATACATAGAGCCTGGCAGAAAATAAAGTTCGTCGGGCGATTGAAGGTGCATCTTATTCAGCGTTTAAAAGTGCTTTTAACCTCAGGTAATTTTTGTACCAGTCAGTATCTCGATACGGTATTTTAATATTTTCCAGAGTAATCATAATCTGTCGGAACTCTTCCGGCGAAAATGCGATTAACTCAGCTTTGTACTGAGGACAATCACGTTTAGTGAGTAGCTGAGGCCCGTAACGTTCTACAATGGTTTTTGCTCTTTCTAGCGACGGTGTTAAGGTCTCAGGATATTTAAGCTCTTCGACTTGGATTTTATTATCAGCTGCGTAAATACCGACTTTATGCACCATTCGGTTTCTTATGTTCGCGTCGAAAAACCCTGGGTCTCGTAACATAGCCAGCACTTCACCTTGCTCAGTCTGGTAGGTGTATTCTAATTTAGCCATGATCAGCGTGGAATACCTTTAAGCTTGTTGATAACATACAAGTGGCTTGTGCCGGTACAAAGCTTTTTAAGCTCGTCTAAAATCTCAGCCTGAGCAGAGTTAGAGACGCGGAAGTCGAAGGGTGCGTCAGCCATACGAAACGATTCTGTGAAGTGGAACTCAAGCTGCTCAGCTTCTTCGAGCTCAGTAATCTGAGCAGATCCTACGTCAAGGGTGTGTGACAGCTTACCGCCCGTAGGTGTGAATTTAATAAGATATCCGAGAGGATCGGTAAACTTAGAGACCTCTACGGTCCCGAATTTAGTCTCGACGCTCTCGGATTCAGGAAGTGCTTTCTCTGACATAACATTCTTTGTTTAAATGATGTGTCAAAGTAAATATATAATTAGTTTATAAGCAAACTTAATTCATAAAAATCTGAAATAATTTTTTTACCTCCTTAATCCCGTTCAAACCGCCGTTTACTTTCCTGCGCCCGGCGAGCATCGGATCGTACACGACTTTACCGGTTTTCGGGTCCTTGGTCAAGACCTTACGCGCGATATCGTCGGCAAAACGGTTCATGTCGTTGATAACCCACCAGGCCGCGAAAGTCAGCAGTGCGTACTCAGGTGTAGCAACAAGATCCGGCTCTCTTAACAGTAGATCGCCCAGCCCCAATACCTTACTTACTTTCGCATACATAGACCGGCCCGTCAGACCGCCAGCGCCACGACCGCGAAAGCGCCAGCCGTCCCCGGATGTGGCAGGACCGTTACCCATTCTATCGCCGTACACATGGTTTGCGAGCAGCTGCGGCTTATGGGCCATCTGCCGGGCTAATGTGTTCGGTAAGCCCTTTTTACCCACAACCTGGAACCTGTTCGGCCACACCTGAGCGAGCCGGGTAGCTGAGTAGTTCATGTTCTCTTCCAACTTTGTAAGGAACGCGCTCTCGTGCGCTACATTAGCGAGGAACAGCGCCATACGCTCAGGGCGCACTCGGAGATCTGCAACCTTGTCAGCTGCTTCAAGGTACTTGTGAAAGTCCTCCGGGTCTACTTTCGGGAAGAATTCAGCGAACGTGTCGCCGTCAGTGATTTTTGTCATAACAATTCAACTATTAAGCGCAGGAGCATAGCAGCTGTTTGAGCAGCTTCTTTTCTCTGAGCTGGTAAATCATAATTAACCTGTTTCTTTTTAATCTCAACCCAAAGCTCGTCAAGTTCTTCAAGAATAACTGCGTAAGCTTCGTGTTGATTAACATATTTTTCAGGGTGTCCGATTTTTGCTTCGTAGAACTCATTTTTAATAAGCTCTAAAGCCTGATTGACTTTTATCGAACGTTCGCGAGCTTCGTCGTTAATCGAAGGTTTTTCAGTAAAATCAGGAACTATTCCGGTAGCTTCACAATAAGGGCATATTTCTATCGTGACTGAATTTAGCTTATACTCGCCTTCACCTTTGCAGAATGCGCAATATTTATAGCCCTCGGGCATCTCGTCTAGTTTTATCATTTGTCGTCTTTTTTATAGTAAGGTGAAATAAATCCGTCAGCTTCTAAAGGTAAGTCTGCATACCAAGGAGCTTTAATACACATTAAATGGTTAACCTCTTCAAGGCTCCGGCCATTGATCGGCTCTTCTGACACAGTTTCGTCATGCACATGCAGCACGATATCAAACAAGTTTCGGTCTAAGTGGAACATACCCGTAGCCAGTATATCGCGGGAGATTGCCTGTACAATGTTCTCGACAAACTTACCGCCGTAGGTATCCAGCAGAGACCACTTACCTTGATCGCCCACGCCCTCATACTGAATCGCAGGATTACCGAACTTACCCATCACGATACGTGCACGTACGTAGGTCAGCCAGCGGCCAGAAGGCAGGATGCAATGAAGATTTCCGGTTGATTGCTTGTAGTAGAACGAGACCTTACCTGTCTTGCCAGCTACGACGAATCTGTCTGGAGAAACGATAGCTCGCAAAGCTGCGTCCTCTACGTCGGCCCAGAACTGCACGATAGCCGGGTTCTCATTACGCCAGGCCCGGACGATATTAGCATAGTCGTTTTCCGGTATGCTTTTCTTCTTGTCCATCTTGTACATAGCCCCTTTACCGCCGCCATAGCCACAGTTGTGTACAATGAAGGGTGAGTAACCACGCTCTCTAACAACAAAACGATTAAGGTCCCCGCAATTTGCAATGTCGTAAACTTTTTGGCTGTGATTTTTATCAATCTTGCTAAAAGCTCGAATAGTATCGCCTCTATCCGATATAAGATACTCACAATGCTGAGCTTCAACCCATTTATCGTAAACAGTTAAAACCTCGTGATCTGGCGTCAGATCGACCCCGTTAATTCTTATCACTCTTCGATAGCCCCGATTGATTAACCCGTCGTGCTTCACATAATCTAACCCGTCCCAGACTGTGTGCCTATATTTCAACTCTTTAAGTTTGATCCATCCATCCTGCTTTGTGCAAACTAAAGCTTCTCCAGACACACAAGCCAGCTCAGCTACCTTGCCGTTCTGGCGCAACGGGTTTTTCTTGTCGATCGAGCGCGGATCAACTTTGAACATACGAGCTGCTGATTCTATGTAAATATCACCGTCTGTATGGAAAAAGTCAAGACGCCATTGTTCGCCAGCGATCCACGCCAGCACACGGGCTTCGATAGCTGAATAATCAGAAACCATAAACTGATGTCCGGGCTTAGCGATAAACGAGGTCCGCACGCACTGTGATAAAGCGTCTGGCAGATTACCGTCGTTTGCAGCGGCCAGACCGTTCATATCTCCGGCCCGGATCAGTGCCCGGAACTCGTCAAGTTTAGCAGGCGATACGGTATGTTTTGTCAGGTTATGCAGCTGAATGCCACGACCGGCCCATCTACCCGTACGCATAGCGCCGTACATTTGGAGCGTTCCACGAGCACGGCTGTCCGCACCAGCATAGGACTCCATCTTTTTGTATTTTGCAAGACTGGCAAGACTAATCTGCTGCCGGGCTTCAAGCACTTGCTGCACGATAGGCTCAGGCGCATTACCGAGGATCGCTTTAACAGCCTCTTTATCGAATTTAGTGTAATTCCCGTCTGTCTCCTGATTGATCCATTCGAGCATCTGGTTACGGCTGTTCGGGTTTCTGATCCCAGTGATTTCGATAACCTGTTGTTTGATCCGGTCTGTGAACATCGTATTAAGCCTGATAGCCTGCTGTACGAAAAGCCTGTCGATCAGTACGCCTCTGTCATTGATACGCTGATCCAAGTGGTAAAGACGATCCTCAAACTGTGATACCGGAATGTTCTTTGTAATCACGCGCACGGCTGTTTCTGTCGCAACGTCCTGACGGTTGTAACTGCCATAGCCGTACCACTTTTGCATGTCCTGCTCAGGATCAAACCACATCTTGCCGGCGTTCTTCTTGGTCGGCTTTTGAGGCATGGAAAACAGATCCATAAGCGTTTTACCCTCCTTATCTTTCTGAGCTGCTGCACCGGATCTCAGGGCTGCACCTTCAAGGTTCATAGGCAGACCGTTGCGACCGGCCAGTATAAGCGTACAAGTCCACTGCTCGGGAGGCAGGTAAACGCCCAGCACGCGCGAGAAGCAGATACGCTCAAAGGTTGCATTTGCTGCTACTTTTAACACTGTTGGATCTTGCAGGTCGTCTATGATATGCTGAGGTAACGGACTGTGCCAAAGATCTATCGTAACAAGTTCGCCATAATCATACGCGTACGTGAGCCACAGGAGCTTGAATGTCGGCGTGTTTACGTAGTTGTAAACTCCACAGTTCGGCAGATCCTTATCGCTCCGGGTTTCAATGTCGAGGGAAAGTACGCGGGTAAAGTTCATTTAAGTTCGATGTCAGACCTTACTATTTTCGAAGGAGTTGAATCTATGTCATATTTTGAATCTGAAAAACCTTTCTGTGTTTCTTCATCTAAAAAAGCAGAATACGTAGCTGAAAGGGAATTTAAATACGCATTGTAAGTCCTTCGCGCAGCACTAATTTCGGCTTGTGAAAACTTAGATTTAACGTTAGCCTTAGACGGTTCAGTAAGGTTAATAACTCTCAAATTAGGGATTTTTAAATCCTTAGGTACAGGGGTATTGGTCACTAAAATAAGAATGCCTGCTCGATCTGCGGTTTCCGTGAACTCCTTTAGTGCCGAGCTTTTGAAGTTGACCCCCTCGACTATTATAGCTGCGTAACGTAAACCTCGCAGACGTTGCATATCGAATTGCGCTTCTGTGGTTTCAAAAATTGCAGGACCTTTCCCGTCCGCTATTGTTTTTGCAAGGGTTGATTTCCCTGAGCCCTGAGGTCCTGATATGATGTAAGTAATCATTAGTTTAATAAAATTTAATGTGTAAGTGAAACGCGTTAACAACGATAAAAATTAATATACACATCGAAATAAAACCCTTGACGTATCGCGGCGGTTTAACCAAGTGGCTAAAAAACGTCCACCAAAGAAATACCAGGAAAAGTACCCATTGACTTGAAAAAAGACCGACTATAGCCCATATCCAGTATAGCCCATTCCAGCCTTTGAACTTTTGCATTCTTTCTGAAAGTTCGTCGAACTTCAAACCCTTTGCCGCTCTTAAAGCTGAGGTAATTGTTTTGTGATCAAGCACATTGTAAGACTCCCATAAAATTGCGAGTACAGCAAAAGAGAAAAATAATATTTTGAGGAACATAAGATGTAAGGTTTAAAAGAAATAAGGAGCTGTTAAACTCCCTATTTCCTGAATCACTAAACTAAAACAAAATTATCTTGGATACTCCCAAGGCTGAGGTGCCGGAGCCGGTGCGCCGCCAGGGAATGCAGGCGCAGGAGCTGCCGGGTTAACAGGAGCCTGATAAGCTGGTGTTGCTTGCGGTGCTTGTTGTTGCGGAGCAAACGGGTTGCCTGGTGCTGGCTGCTGCGCAGGAGCCCAGGGCTGAGCGGTTGGTGCTTGCTGAGGAGCCGGAGCACCCCACTGCGGTGCAGGAGTTTGCTGAGGCTGAGCGAACGGATTAGCTGCCGGAGGGAAAGCTCCTGGTGCTGGCTGCTGGGCAGGCTGAGGAACCGGAGCGCCCCACTGCTGAACAGGTGCCTGAGCTGGGAAACCTTGTTGCGCTGGTGCTGGTTGAGCTCCATAACCCGCGATCGGTGCAGCTGTTGTAGGCGGTCCTGTCTGTTTAAATTCCTGAATTGCTGCGGCCCCTCCTGATAATCTTTCACCGTCAGAGACTTTTTGAATATTACCCAATTTAGCGTTTACGCCGTAACCTAAACTTGGATACTGAGCAGAAGGTGCGTAAGTTCTGAATTCTACAGACACATTACCGTAGCAGCCTGAATAAAACTGAGATTCCGATACAAGCGGTTCGAGAGCCGGTCCTACCACTTCTGGTTTTTGAGTGTTTTTAGCTGTGAAATACCAATGACCTGCGTAATTGTGGTCATTAGGCTTCCAAACATCGCCGTCCTTAAGACACTGTTTAAAACTTGGGTGTTGGGTAGTGACGTTTTTAAAACGTGCATCGTTTGGAACAGAAGCCAGAGCCTCGCTATACGCTGCAAATACGGCGTTAAGCGTTTCAGTATCTTGTTTATTAATCAGAACATCTACCTGATATTTCCCGTCTCTCGGATCAGGGGCTAAGACTGACGCGTAAGAAAAACGCGCTTTGGGACCTATTACTATTCGTGACATAAGATTGATTTGTTTTTAAAGATTATTTAAGGTGCTCTACTAAACTAATGGTTTAAATTCACTTGCTGCTGTTTGGTATGAAGTCCGCGTGTCTCCGTCTGGCACTAAGGTCGGTTTGCCTGAGGGCTTAACGATCAGATTTCCTAAGATCTCTGAAAGGTTTGTAGCTCCTACAATCGCATCTAACTGACCAAACGGTTTGATTTTCGTGTCGTAAACTTCTTTATACCCTTTGTTGTAAAGTTTCAGAATTGCGGCTTGTTCGTCCACAATCTGACGGTTACTACGACCCTCAACAAGTTTGAAGCCCGGCCATTGTTTACCCTGTGCAAGGGCTTTTGTAAGCATGTAAGCTGTTACATCTTTTCCGTAACTCATAAGCAGCGGCAGCGTTAAAGCTATTTCTGCGATCTCTTCATCGGTCAGCGTATTCGGATCTGCGAAGTTCACACGACCTGCCGGAGTCCTTGCATACTCGGAAGCGGTACGGCACCTAGGTTTAGCTTTGCAAAACTTACAGTGGTCGCCAGCCTCGTAATCTCCCAAACCCACAAAAGCTTTTTGAGCACGAGGCTTGACAAACGTTTCGGCCCATTCCCACAGCTCGTAAGCTGAGATTCTGTCAGTTCCGAAGTTCTGTAAGCGCGGTTGCCAAATGTGCATCTCAACCTCTTGTATCGGATACACGCTTTTAAACTTGTCGAGACCTCCCAGCGCATATAGACGGGTCTGTGTGTTGCCTTTCGCTTCTACTCTTACACCCTGGCCGTATTTCAGATCTATTACGACCATAAGGTGCCCGGCGATAATAGTCACGTCTGTGCGCCCAAAGCTTTCAGGAATCCATCGTGCAAGCTCAAAACGCTCTTCGATAATGATAACAGCTCTTGGATCGATTGAAAGCGCATACGACCATTTTTCCATCACAAAAGCGAGAAAGCCTTTACAGTATTCGAGCATTTCAGCGTTGTAGTACTTACTGAGTTTACCTTTGATAAGCGCATTGAAATCGAAAACGGCTTTCTGCTTTGTGATTTTACCGAGGCGTTCTTTGATCAGAACCTCGCAAATGTCATGCGCGAGCGTACCCTCCTCAGCGGCTTCGTTTGACTCGTTCGGATACCCGGTTTCAGCCCGGACGGACGGCGTACAAGTGAGCCACTGCTTAGACTTAGAAGGGCCGAGAAGTGCATGATCACTCATTATAGGTGAATTTCTCCTGATAGGATTCTTTGGAAAACGCTCTTAGCCTCTTCGAATTTATCCTGAGGAACGCTTTGCAGATTAGCTACCCCTAAGCTTTTGAAGTACATCTCTACGAGCTGACGGTGTGCTCCATCGTTAGCCAGAACACCTAACATCTGGTGAAGCTCTGAAAGCGCAGGGATTACCGGCGTTCCCTGAACCACGGACTGTGCCGGAGCTGCCACCATAGCCGGGGCGGGAGTAAGCCAAGCCTGAGCGCTGGGATCAGGCACAGGAGCGAACGGATTAGGTGCCGCCTGCTGAAATGCGTTGATAGCTGCCTGCTGACTGAACGGGTCTGTCTGGGGTTGGGCTGCGGATGCTTGCAAGAAGTCAGGTAGAGGAACTGTTTGGACCGGTTGAGACGCGGCCTCAGCCTCAGCCTCTTTGGCTAAACGCTCAGCTTTCGCTTTTGCCGACTCACGTGTTTTCTTTGGTGTTTCACTTGCCTCAGTTGTCGGGACTGGTACACCTCCGAAGTTGGGTTGCACTACCGGCGTTTGTGGTTGTTCCAGCTCGTCAGGTCCTTCGTTATCGTTCTGCCAATCCTGAGCAAAAGATGTTACGGCGTGGATGAACGCCAACGTCCCGGCGAGTGTAAGTTTGTGCTTTGACATAAAATTGTTTTTGTTTTAGTTAAAATGCTTGAATGATTTCGTTTGCAAATGTGCAGGAAAGTTATTTTATTTGCAAACAAATTATATAATAAATTTTTATGGACCCGTATATATCACTAGTTGCAAGAGTTGAAAACTTGAAAGACGTTATTCCGGCAGCTGATCTTATGAAAGAAGCCGACGTGCTATATGAAAACCTGCACAACTGGTCTAAGCCTATCCCGCAATCTAAGACCGTGAGCCGCTGGATTAAAATGCTTAAAACGGTGGGGGTAGACTACAACAAAGTTTCACCTGGCGAATCTTCCTACATTCTGATTAAGAAGAACTTACTCACCAGAGACGCTGTGGCTATGCTTTTTTTACAGGTAGGGTATTCGGTACAGACTGCCCGGATATGGGAAGATAAAGGCGACCCGAGACAGATTGAAAGCTTTAAAAAAGTCAATCAGGTTATAAGAAAATACGAACAAAAATTATTACAAGAACAAGCCGCTTAGTATCTTGCAGTTTTTACGGTCAGTAACCCCGCCGCTGCAAATATGTGGATTGAAAAAATTCTCGTCGGTCTTGTAGACAGAGCACTAAAGTATCCAAAACAGGCCGCTTTGATCCTCTGCATTATTGCTATATGCTTCTTAGGAATGACTATCAAATTCCTTTTCACTTCCGGCGAGCAGAAAAATACTGCCGTTAACGAAAAACTTACCCTTGACGTATACAACCTTCGAAAAGATATCGCATCTTTACAAGCTGATAAAGACTCTCTTATCACGCTGGTAGGTGTTGTAACAGCAGACGGCCTCCGGCGCGAGATTGCTATCAAGGACGCAGCTATCGCCGACCGCAAAGCTTTTATCAAGCAGCTCGAGTCTGAGAAATACGGACTGGAACAGAAATTTAACGGGATAGATAAGTCCGCTACTAAATTGAAGAAAGAAATACTTAACAATTTAAAAAATGAAAACTAAAATTCTCGCTTTAAGAGTAATCGCTATCAGCCTTCTCACCTTTATCGCTGGTTTCACAGTTATCATGTGTGTTTTCACTATCACGTCTGCGTTCAGCCAGGCTGACACAATACCAGTTCCCAAAAAAGATTCTCAAGTTGTAGAGCTGATCAAGCTTAACAGGATCAACAGCGAGAAAACTGTCGAGTATGACGCAGTTAAAGACACCGCTGCCAGGAGCCTTGAAGACCTGAGCAAGTTGAATGTTAAAGCTGACAACATTAAACAAACCTTAAAATCAGCTTCGGACAACCTTAAGAAAGCCACTGCTGAAAAAGAAAGAGACGTACAGAGGATAGATAAAGTCTACCGCATCGATACGTCTCCCCGTCCTATCGTCATTAACGTTACGAACCCTTACCCGCTTCCGGTAAAGAGAAACCGTCGTTAATTAATGTACTTCGAATCAAGTGTTTTAGCTTGAAGCTTGCCCTTAGACACAAAGAACATGTACTTCGGATCGTTTTTAACAAGATCGTAGATAACCTGCTCGTTCTCGTCAAGTTCACGTCCTAGTCTTTCCTGTACGTTTTTCAAGCTCTTTTCCTCGTCTACCTCTTCTGATTTTGACTGCTCAGGCGCGGTAGCAGGCGTGGTAGCTTTTACAGGTGTGTTCGACTTTGTGGCAGTTTCTTTGCCTTTATCGGCGGCTTTCGTAGGGGTCGTGACCTTTGCAGCGTCGATAGTAGCTGGAACTACAGGCGTTTGAGTAGTTCCAGGGCCTTGCGGTGTTTGTGTCGCTGGTGTGTTAGTAGCCGCAGGACCGAATAGATTTTTAAGATCAGCTGTTTGTGTTGTGCCTTCCATTGTTTTATATTTAAAAGTTTGATGTTAAGTAAAAGGTATTGCGAGCGTCCGATCTACATCGCCGGGAGCTGTCCGTATTTGCTCCTCTGCGCTCTCGCGTGAGAAGTCGAGAACAGACCTGTTATGACTCGCCTCGATTATCCGTATAGGAACATATCTGTACCCAGGCCGTTCGCCGTAGGTTAAAGCAATCTTGTTCCGCTCCAAAATCACCTCTAAATTACTAATAAGTATCTGATTAAGCGCTATTTGAAGCGTACGACCTGCTACGGCCACTGCGCTGCTTAACTCCTCAACTGTGGCAAGTTCTCTACGGTTTATGTTAAAAACTGTGATCCTTGCCCGTTTGTTTGGATCTAAGCCTTTCAGCATGCTACCGATAGGGCTCCCGTCTCTGAGACCTCCGTCACCCAGCATTTTATACGAGGCTTCTTTGGTTGTGTAACCAGGCACAAGCGGCAGGATAACCGGAATAGTAGTAGATGCAACAATCGCCAGAGCGGCCATGTCCATATCGTCGAATTCTGATAGCGTGTGCCTCTGAGGTTGTCCGGTTAAAAGATTGACAACCCCGAAGATCATTTCGCAGTCGTCAGGATGCGGCATCGCCAGGATGTCTTTTACCGATTGCAGAAGCGGTCTATTATTAAGCAACGACTGAATACCCAGGACATTGGAAGTAAGCTGCTGCATAAGCTTTTTCTGGCCCTTCTTCGTGACTAGTTTCGGAACGTCCCAAACGTTGATACCTTTAAGCACAACATCTTTAACAGCTCCTACATCTACACTCAACTTACCGTCAAGATGCGCCAGCTCAGAGCCGAACACATTAGAAGCTCTGCCGTCGTAAGCTATGTTGTACAGCTCGTCAGCTACTTGGTCTAGGCCACGTGAAGCCAGTAGCGCGTTAAGGCTTCCGGCACTAGCCCCGGCGAACTTAACTGCTTTGTTTCCGAGCGATTTCCAATGCTTATACTGGTTCCACTGGCCTATACCTCCGGCTCCTCCTCCTGAGAAAACCACATAATCTTCGAAATCCTGTTCTTCTAAGAGTATCATGCTACGACAACTGAAAAGTTAATAGTCCACGTCCCTTCGATGCGTATCGACGAAGTCTTAGCGATGTTAGCTCTTCGTATCCGACTGAAAAGAGTTTTAACGCTTGAACCGGGCACGCCGCCTTTAAGCCAAAGCGTTAGCTCGTTTATGGTGTTTCCGTTATACTCACTCGCCAGAAGCTCGAAAGAGCATGTAATCGAACACCCGCTCTGAGGTGTAGGCCCTACGCTCACGACCGTGTTTGTTAAAGTCTTATCTATCGAGCCGCCCACCGTGTCTTCGTTAGACCAGGCTACAGCGTTGTTATTAAAGTTAAATTTAACAGAGTCAAAAGCTATGGCCGGATTACCAGGTTTCAAAGCTGTTAAAAGCTCGGACAGTCCGACAGCCACCACAAGATTATGTTCGATAGATTCTTCAAGGATCTGATCGGTTTGAGCGTCTACTATCTTTAAGTGAACGTTTCCTGAAATTCCTGATCTGTCGATCATACGTTTATTATGGTTAGATTAACTGTTTCTGTTATGAAAAGCGCTTCGGTCCTGGGAAGCCCAAAGCTGAAATTAGCCAGAATTGACCGGGCGTTTTTGTAGTTTCCGAGCAGACCCGCTAAGTCTACAGCAGTAAGATTCGTAACCTCTCTACCGTCCGGGAGCATGTACACGACCTTAAAATGAGACCATGAGTTTACAGCAGGCTCCGGCGATCCGTCGTCGAAATTCTCCCATCCTTCTATAATCTTGATATCGACAAAACCCAGACGCTTAACTACTTCTCGGATACCGCCCGGAGTGCCTTTAAGTATGTGCAGCTCGAAAGCACTTTTAAGCAGCTCCCGTTTAGCCTGCACAGAATCGGCCAGAATCTCACCGTTATAGCCCTTCATATCGAACTGTTCTAAAAGCACATCGATTAAGCTCTCGTCTACGATCTCGAAAGCATAAACCAGCAGCTTAGTGAAATCGATCAAAGCAAGCTCCTCGCGCACAACCTGTATGATTGCCGTTATATTCGGGTTGTTAGCCAGAGGTGTAGCTAGATTGAATTCGTTAGGCATTTATGTCCTCGTAAGTGGTTGATATTTTATTGATCTCCGTACATACAGCAAACTCGGTAGGATTAACGATCACGTCTGTGAAACCTGTTAAGCGTATTGAATGCACAGAGCCGTTCATACCGGCTGCAATGATCTGCGATTCTGTTACGTCAGCACCCAGCTTTTTAGCTTGGTTGAGTGCGTAGATCGTAATAGCCGCGATAACTGCTGCTTCTGTCGTAGACTGTACAGCTCCGTGTTTTAGAACCAGCTCCAAAGGGATTGCGTAATTAACCTTCGTAGGCGAGAACGCGTCTACTTTATCTGTCAAAGGTCTACGCAGTTCACCGGAAACAGCTTCTTTAACAGCGTCTAATATTGCTTGCGGCGTGTCGATACCTCCCGAAACCAAAGGATAAAGCAGCACTTGACCACCGATAGAGTTGCCCTCTTCATCTTTAGGGCTGACTACCGCCACATCTATAATAGATGGGTTAGCTGTCAGAGCCCAGAACTTATAAGAATCGTTACTACCTGCTGTCGAGTACTGATTCTGAGATATTAAGATCCTGCGCCGTAAACCGTCCGATACTTCGATGTCGGCACCTCCTGCTGTAACGTCGATGTTCGCTACGCTGGTTACGAAAGCTTGCGGGTCAATCAGATCACTGATCAGACTCGGTGCGTATAGATTCCCCTGAGGACCGTCAAGCAGCGCTGTGGCCGTAACTGTTATGGTGTCAGTTCCTGGTGCAGCGCTCTTCTCTTCGTCGGTCGCAAATACTACAAGCCCGTCTTGAGATCTTACCTTAGTTCCTGCCGGAAGTATGACAGAGCCGTGACCTGCTAACAGCTGGAATACCAGAGTGGTAACAGCCGGTGTAGCTGCCAGTCGTTTCAAGCCTGTGTTACCGGCCAGGTAATCGAGCATAGGAGCCTCAGCGGTTGCGGCCAGCGATTGCCTGACAGCACCGTCGCCCTGGGCTTTGACAAGCACAAGTTCGAACGTTATGGTACGAAATATAAGCGCCTCGGCTTGCTGAGCTAAGATAGGTCTGTTTACCAGCGTTCCGTATCTGGAAATCATACGGTTGTAGATCACGTCCGGCTCTTCGTAAAATAGGTTCGGTACTTCTGCCATGTTGATTTATGAAAATATACCTGTCTCGGTATCGAGCGTAAAGTTAATGAAAAAACTGCTTACAGGATCAGTGCCACGAGCTGAATTCATACGCAGTTCAAGGGTGATGTTTATTAAGCTTTGTTGGATTTCGTAACTGCTGTTTATCACAGAGGCTCTTTGTTCCCACTTAGCCACAGCGTTACGTACTTCTCTGATCATTAACGGTGCCGCAGACTGAGCAGGCCGGTCGATATGGTTGTATATTCCACACCCGAATTCAGGCAGGAAAGGCACTGTACCCTGAACCGTCGTGACAATCAGCATGACGCATTGTTTAACGTCTTCTGTGTCTGCCACGATCTCGCCTAATGCAGATACGTTAATACTCCAGGACTTAGTGGTTATGTCGGATATTACTACTGTCATGGTTGCGGTACTGGTGTTGGAGGTGTAGGAGGTCCGACAGCAGCTGACGGGTGCATGTGCGTGTTTAAGCTGACATTCGCAGTCCTTACGTCCGCAGCAGATTTGATAACGCCGGTAGCAGTGACTTTACCTGTCGTAGACGCGTCGCCTGTCACTTTTAGATTCCCTGTTAAATTCAAATCACCTTTAAGGTCGAACTTAGAAGCTTCTATGGTCGCGCTGCCGGACACTTTAAAAACAGTCGCTCCGGTTTTCTTGTTTATTTGAAGCTCTACACCCGGGAATTTAAAACCCATGGTGTCGGCGTCGTTGAAGGGATTTGTATTATACACACCGCCTAAAACCACACCTGCTTCTAAATACTGATCCATGAAAGCGAGCACCTGATCATTAGCTGCCGGAGTGTAAAAAGATCCGGGCATGACCATGATCGGGAGCCAGTCTGTTGTTATGTCGTCAGCCCCGTCCTGAAAAAGCACTTTTACCCGCATAGTCTGCGCGTCGATGTCTGATATAAGTCCGAATTTCCCTTCGATAAGCTCCATGTCTCAAAGATATAAAAAATCCTGCAAATAAAATATCCACAGGATTCCGTTTAGTAGAGCGATGCCGGGACGGACCCGACCTTAAACACGTCGGCGGTAAGACGTGCCCCGGTGCCGAAGGCGACCGAGTGCCTTGTCGAACTTATGTGGTATAATCCTGAAACTACGCCCATTCGAATAATTTCAATGTTGTTTCCGGCCAGAATTCCCGATACTCCAAAACCAAATTCTATCGTGCCCGATACAGTCCCGTTATTCGCTTTCAGCCATGCAGCTTTCGCTTTAAGCTCTGACTGCTGCTGGTTGCTTACGTGCCCTTCGATTTGCAGCGTATCAGGTTTTGTAAATCCCGAGCTGCCCTGATATTCATAAGACACACGTTTCCTTTTCTCTGCGTCCCAGTATGTGTGCTTGACTGACTTAACGCTCAGATCCGTGGCGTCTGTGATCCTGATCGAGTCGCAGTTGTCCGGCGAGATCCGGGCTACCGATGCACGGGCTTGAAGCCTGTCTGATTTGGTAAACACCAGCTTGTTTGATTTGATCGAAAAGACATAGCCGTACATCGTAGACACACGGCGCAGAAAGCCTAGATCTGTTTCTCTGTGCTGCGCTATGCCTTTAAGCGTTATGTTTTCGATATAACCGGAAACAGTCATACCTCCTTTAGACGCTATCGTAGTTGCCAGGCGCAGCAGCGTAATGTTTTCGTACCTTGCCCTGCGTTTGGTCCTGAGCGGTTCTGTGATAATAGCTGACAGCGCTTTTATTGTAACAAAATGCCCCTGAGTAGATCTGACTGTTTCTATCTCGTCGATCTGGAAAGATCCGCACGGATCGAAAACGCCGTCTTTCCAGCCTAACTTAAGGGATACAGGGTCGCCTTTACGAGGATAGTACTGGTTACGCCACAGACCTTCCCGGTCGTCTAAGGTAAATTCCAGCTCGTCACTCTCTCCCTGCTCGCGATCTGCAAACACAAGATTAGTCAGGTAAGGATCGAGCGCTTTTGTCAAATCCTTACCGTTCCATATTAATTCGTAAGCGGGTTGCTTTTTCACGGTGCGATATCGTCCACAACGTTAAAATCTATCCATGCCTTGCCTTGACTGTTACGTTCATTCGTATACAACGTCCTGCCGGTAAAAGCCGGGAACCCCGCAAGCATCGTAGAAAGCGGAACGTTCAAACGCACAACCTGCTTATTACCGCTAACTACTACGAATTCATCTTTATTGCCGATTAAGGAGCCGCCGACGTACCCCGCTTGTGAAAGCATGTTCGCATTAAAACCATTATCTTGCTCGTACAGGGATATAGATGCGCCTACCTGCCTCGCTAATTGGATGCCGTATCTCAGATCATTCATGTGTGAAGTGTAAGGAGCTCCCGGCGAAGGCTCCCATATCCAGAAAAGGCCATTATTGCGTGCATTAGACGAGCCGTAGCCGATATAGTATTTAATCTCGTCGTCGTTCGTGTCTGAGCTATTATTGTCTTTTACGAATATGATGCGAGGGTCCTTAACACGACTTGCTATGTCCTGTGTGTGTCTGAACTCTGAAAGTTGATCTGACGGACTGCCTACATCCACACCCCAGAACCTGACACCTGCCAGCTCTGGTATCTGTGCCTCTACGTAATCGAACACCCGCTTTTCGGCCCACTGAATCAATTTTCCGTTAAACCAGTGCCACCTGCGGAAAAGTGCAGTATCGCGAGCAGCATTAAAAACAGTAATATTAAAAGTTTCGTTTGATATGGAACTGTATTCAGGAAACATGGTTTTAAACTTATCGCGTACCTGGGTATTGAAATCACCTCTCGTACGGTTTGTTCCCTCTACTGGCTCTGACGTACTGCTATACCCTGCCACATTGTCAAACTCCTGCTCCATTTCGCCGCTTTTCGTTATCACAAGATTGCACCACATGCGCCCGGCGAGAATCTCGTACAAGTTTCTTTTGCAGAAATAGTACGCCCCTTTTTCCATAAAGCTAAGCACTGTTTCGGATGCAAGAGACGGCGTTGTGTGTAGATTATCGTCTGTGCCCGTGTTCCTGATTACCGGGGTGCCGTCAACGCGCATTTGCGAATCTGATAACCCGAAAAACTGAGTTTTATCTCCTCCGTTGTTAAGCTTTTGCCTGACTCTGGCGAACCATAAACCTGCTTTGGTTATTTTAGCCGTGCTTCTTGTTGTGGCCCCTTTTACTGTTCTATCAAAGTCATTTAAAGGTGTAGAAGGTAGCGCGTTAGCGACAACCAAAGGAGGTAGCGATCCGTAGTATGCAAAATCGGCATCGGTGTTAAACTTGTTGAATTCAAACATAGCCCCTGTAAAGGTTGCACCTAGCGAATCTCCGTCAGCTTGCTTTTGTAAGTGGTTGTTCGGATCGCCGTTAGTTACAGCGTAGCCGAGATTGTGCCTGGAAAGATCACGTAAATTGAATAGAGACCACCTGTTATATCCGACCTTCCCGTCAGCGTCTATAACTTTTGCACGCAACCCGGCAGTGAGCGCTGTTCTGATATTATCAGGCACGAGCATCTCGTCTGCATAGATGTTTGGCAGCGTAAACTTAACTGTGCCGTCGAAATCACTGACTTCTAAAGAGTATGGTCTTGCGCTTACTGCGCGGACATAAAACGAGCCATTGGCGAAATACCCGCCTACTTGAAGCGTGCCGGTAGGTTCTGCTGAGTCTCTTTCAAGTTCCGCTGTTAGAGACCCTACTTCGATAAGATATTCCCCGTCAGTCGAGATAGGAACGATGTAAGAGACGCCGACTGCATACGTGTGGTCTGCATCGACTACAGAAGTTGCTGTGGTAGTGTTATATATGGATGTATTGAAAACACCAGCCTTGTTAAGTTGAATGTGTATCGAGCTATCGATTAGCTTAGGGAAACCCGCAGCAAAAGCGACTGTAGTGCTTTCTATCGTGATAGGCTTTGAATCTACACCCGAAGAGCACGACAAACCCTGAATGTTAAAAGTCAAACCTGTTTCATTCGCCAGAGACGCGTACCTCACTGTGTGTAGATTACCTGTAAAAAACTGAGTCGTAGGGTTCGGAAGGATTGACGCTGCTATGTCTTCTGGTGTCCCTGAGCCCTGTGCAACCATCGTTATCTCGCGCAGCTTGACGTCTTCTGAATCGGCTATCCAGGCCGCGTACCTTGTCACACCTTCTGCATCAAATCCGAACACGAGTTCTGTGTCTGTCGCAGAGTTGACGTTACCGTATATTAAAGGGCCTCTCGCGCACGCCTGGTATACGGAAACTGCTGCGCTTAGCGTGCTTACCTGTAGAATATAATCGCCGGTCCCTGGTACTGCTATAGTTTTCAACTCGCCTACGATGTGCGAAAGCGTGGCGCTGTAAACTTCGCTGTTATCAGAAGCTTTGATCACTTTTACGAGATACGATCCCGTTTTGTTGACACTGTACCTGATCGTGTCGTCATCTCCGTCCTTGTAATAGTATGGTTGAGCTGTGAAAGCTAAAGTTATTTGCTGCGGTATAACGAGTATTCCAGAGATCAAACCTGCTACCTTAACGATATAGCTGCCTGCCGCAAGTACTGGTGTAGTTACCGCAAAACCAGAGCTGAAAATATACAAAGGCGATTGGTATGCTACCTCCCCTGATATTTTCTCAACCGAAAAAGTCGTAGATATGTTTTTGTTTACTGCAAACTGAATTTTGTTATTTTCAAAAATCTTAGGGAAACCTAAGGCAAAAGCCAACGGAACTATATCGGGCGTGTCATTTACAGGGATGGTAGCATCGGGATTCGAGCTATCCGGTATTTCCTCTTCTACAAACTCAGAAAACCAAGGCGGTACAGCCGACCCCGTTGCCGGATCTTTTACAATGCGTACGTACAGTGTCTCTCCTGCTGGTAGAAGTACCTGAGATTGTATGTGCGGGTTATCCTTGATTAAAAAATGAATGTATGCCGGATCGCCGTAAGCGTCGGTAGCTATCGTATCGAAACGTTCACCTTCTTTTATGATGTGCTCTACAAATGTAATTTCCTCTTCCATTATTTACGCCTGATTGCTGTTACTGCCGATAATAGTGTCGCTGTTGAAGTTAGCGTGCGCATTTGAGCTTCAAGACCTGCCACAGGGCCTGTGATTATGCCAGGTAACGTGCCTGCATTCGCTCCCACAAGCTGGGGTGTTAAGGTGCCCATTGCGCTGATCGTATTATCCAGCGTCGATTTAAGTTGCTCTATATTACCTACTGCGGTCGTGACCTTGTTAGCCTCGGCTTTCGCGATAGTTACGTATTCGGTAGCTTTTGACAGCTGCCGGGATGCTGCGGTTAAGTATTTACTTGCCAAATCTGGTATCGACTCAGCTTTCTTGATGTTGCCTGCACTTTCTTTAACCGTTGAAGCTGCTAAGGATATGTTCAAAGCTGCTTTTGCCTGTGGCGTTGTGAATATCTCACGTTTTTTCACCTCAATCGGACTGGCTGATATGCTGGCGAATCCCTTTTGTCTGGCCTTTATTTTATCGTCAGACTCCTGATCGTACGGAGCGTATTCGATAAAACTGAGCTGTAAGGATGCACTTGTAACCTGGCCTTTCGAATCTGTTTTAAGGATCTCGTTTGTCAGGCTCTCGATCTTGAAAACACCGTAGCTGAACCCTGCACCGTTTATAAGCTCGTGCTCCTCTGAGCCGTACATCGCTCCTCTGATCGCCGATATCGTACCTGGTACATCTACAAACTGATACCTCAGCTCGACCGACATTTCAATGCGTATCAACGGTACGCCTAATTCCTGAATAACAGGTTTTCCACTAATCCTGTCAACTTGCACGAAATTCATACGCTCCTCTACCCGCATGGATGTAGGAGCGTTCAGAATTTCAAACTTTATTTCACCAAATTGAAAGATCATTCCAGGGCTATTCGTTTTTTATTTTTCTCAGCGTCTTGCAGCATTCGCAAAAGGTCGTAGTTCGAATCGTTCGACAATTTAATGAATTCCTGCTTAGTTTCGGCTGTTATCGGGCCGTTAAAATTAAAAATAGGATTGTTTGATACGCTCACAGAGCTTCCTCCTTTAACGGTAGGTACTTCGTTCGGTTTCGGTACGTTGTTCCATTTTTCACTACTCGAAGAAGCTCCCAGACCTATCCTGTCAAGCAGCCCGGGCGTACCTACGTTTTTATTGTTTCGCATTCTCGCCTCAGCCATTCGAGTTTGATAAGCCCTTCTGTTGGCGATCATAGCAGGTGTGTCCGTGTTGTAAGCTCCGAAAGTGGTAGGCCCGTAAGCAGGCTTGTTCTTACGAAACTCTTCCATGTGCGTGCCTACATTTAAAACGGTCTGAGCGTTGGCTGCTTTAAGCTCACCCCAGGCACCTTTAAAATCTCCGCTAAAAAGCTTAGACATGAAAGGCGCTGCGTGATCTGACAAACTCTGAAACGCAGTTGTAAGCGAGACTACTATCTTATGAAACCACTCAAAATGCTCATAAGCTTTATAAGCCGCATACCCGACGACTGCGATAGCGCCTGCAACCAACCAAACAGGAGCCCCTAAAATAGTCGTGGCTGTTGCCAGTCCTGCTACTGCGGTTGTCATTGATCCTACGCCTGCGATTGCAGCTGCGCCCGCTCCTGTCGTAAACCAGCCTGCCACAGCTATGTAAGCTGCGTAAGCCTTAAATCCTGCACCTATAACAGCTGATAAAGCCGACACCCCAAAGCTAAAAGCAGCTAAGCCGCCAGCAGCTTTAAACAGCCCTGCGGCAAGCTCAGGATTATGTTTAATCCAAGGGCCTACCACGTTTAAAATACCTTTCATATCTACAATCAGGCTTTTGATCGTAGGTAGCGCTGCAGTCCCAAAATCAACGACAGCAATCTGAAAACCTACCCACTCCTTGCGGATCTGGGACATCGTGGATTTCTGCACGCTGGTGAATTCTTTGTGAACAGCTCCTGCGTATTTTTCCTCGCTTGAAACAAGTCTTAAAGCTCCGGCCAGACCGCCAGGTCCTTGCATGTTCTCGGCCAGACGGCGTACATCCAAACCGAATTCACCAAACTGAGCGAAATACTTTCGAATACTCGTTTCGTTTTTCAGCTTAGCCCCCGTGTTCAAAATAGCCAGTAAACCGGCGTTACCTCCTCCGGCTGAATCGTAGATCTTAGCGAGCGGTTTTTTAGAGAATATGTTTTTAGACATCCTTTCAAAGATCGTCGCGGCCTCTTCACCCGACTTACCCGCTTGAATAAAAGTAGCACCGTAGGCCGCAGCGATTGCAGCAGGCATTTTCAAGGCTCCTGCGGCTCCTGCGCCTCCTGCCGTAAAGAACGATATCAACCGTTCGGGCGTAGCGCCCATGTTGTTCGAAAGTTCGTTTATCGAATCGAAAGTCCTTTTTGTCTGTTTAACCGTCATACCCATAGCAGCCCGGATAGATCCAAAAGCTTCGCCAGCCTGAGCAGCTGTAAGGTCGAAAGCCACACCCGCTTCACCTGTAAATTTCGTAACGTCTTTAAGATCTGGTAAAGTGGTTCCTGCCTGTTTAAGCGCTTTCATGGAAAGGGCCACGTCAGAAGGCATAGTGCCTAAATAGTAAGCTGCGTCTTTGGCGTCCTCGCCGAGTTTAGCTAGACCTGAGGTGCCTACATCCATGTTTGCTACTTTACCCAGGCCAACCATTTTATCTTCGAACTTGACGGCTTCCCGGCCTGCTAGTATCAAAGGCGCACTGAATGCAGCCCCTATACCTGCGCTGGTACGGGACACATCAAAAGCCCCTGCTGATATAGCAGAGGCTCGTTTTTGTAAGCGTGTAAGCTGTGAAATTGATCTTGAGGCAGCGGTTGCAACGACTGGCGATAACTGATCTCTACCGAGAATAGTGACGGTCGTTTGTAGGTTTCTTGCCATTTTCTTGCGTCGGGTTAAGCTTATTGTGAACGTCAACCAAGGCTACGTACCACGATCTGAATTTGATTAGGGGCATAGCTTCAAGCTGCTCTAATGACGCGCTGGTTTTGTAGGCCACAAACGCCATTTGCTCTTCAAGCTCTTCTACTTCGCGGCCTCTTTTCTCTTTCCCGGCTCAGTCAGTTCAAGATATTTATCGTTAAGGCACATGTAATCTGCCGCAGGCATTTCGCCCATGTCGTGCCAGTTACGGGGTTTCCCGTCGAACGTACAGATCTGTGAAACCGTCGCAAGGAACATTTCTGCGTTACTGTCCGCTGATACTGTTTTATCGTCCGAAGTTGCCAAGATGTGTTTAACCCGAGGCTTCAACATAACTACTTTCTCGCCTGAGTCCGGTAGTTCGAATTCGATTGAATCTAAAAATTTAGTCATTTCCTGCGCAGGAACGCCGCCGCTCTCTGCTAGTTTTTCTTGATCAGTTTTCATTTGCTCTACTATCTATCGTTAGAAATTATTAAACTCTCTTAAATGAACCCGAGCATTTTGTTACGTGCTGCGTTCAGATCTACGCCGCCCACCTTATCGATGTTGTTTGCAAAATCCTGCTCGCACATAACCTCTCCGTCAATCTCTTCACGAAAATAATGTACATCGACCATTGACTCGGAAGTCGCCAGGGACTTAGCAGAGAATTTACCCGGATCGTAGGAGCGGAACACACCTCTGTAATACCAGACAACGTTTTCCAGAGTCTTTTTAGGTCCAGAGATATCCTCTATAACCCCGCGAACCTGAAAGTCCTGAACGTCTTGTGTGTTATAGGCTACCTTCGACATCGCTTTGGTCTTACCCATCCAACCGATACGACTTTCCATAGCTTCTTTACCTACGCCTACGTTGATCGTGCCCTGCATAGCAAGGGTCTCATGTGCTGCTGTTGTGCGTTCCACGTTAGGTAGATCCAGTTCTGCAACCAGACCTACGTATGTGTTTGTATTGATATACAGCGCAGCGTCTTTTAAAATTCTGATTTGTGCTGGCATCTTAAGATAAAGTTACAGTGTATAAATTCGTATCAATCCCTACGTTAAAAGTGATCAGCTCGCCGGGAGTCGGAGGAGCAATACGCACCAGGTATTCAAGACGTCCGTTAACGATGCTTGAATTTACCTCGTCAAAAAGTACTTCCGAGCCGTCTAAAAGACCGCCTTTACCTATGATCTGGTTCACGTAGCTGTTTCCGTACTGACGGATATTGTCAATTTGAACCAGCGTGATTTTGCGGTCTACAAAAATCATGGCGCCAAGCTGTAAAGATCTCGCGATCATACAAGCTGTACGGCGAACCGGGATGAAGTGGTCGGGCGTGATCTCTGCCGGACGGGCCGAAGAGCTGTTACCCCAAGTTTTAAAGCCTCTCGTTCCTTCATTGAGGATCGTAACTACACCCAAAGCACTCAGATCATTCGCGTCTGTGTCCGCGTTGAAAGCGCTACCTGATACTGTCACAGCCAGACCGACGATACCTTTGATCGTACGGTTCGAAGGCGATTCCCAGAAGCCAAGTTCGCGATCGGTCAGAGCCATAACCCCGGCAAGTACCGGACTGTATGGGCGTGTAACGTTTCCGAGTACTGCATCAGCGACGATAACATCTGGAAACGTGATAGATAAATCCTTATCTGATACGTTCGTGTTAATCGTACTCGCAGCTGTACGGCCTGTGCGCATCACAGCTACGGTCGTTCCTGTTGGCGCGTCGATAATTGCATGTGCCAATAGTCGAGCTTCCCAGAAGCGCATTTCTGTCACGACTGCGGCAAGCACTGAGTAGCCTGGAGCGATCAGGATCTTAGGCTCAACGCCCAGAGTGCTGTATGAGTTTTCAAGCAGTTTGAAACCTGTGCGCGCGCCGGTAGTTCCGTTTACAGTACCGTTAATCTCAGAAGCTGTAATCGCTGTGAAATTAGGCTTGCTGTAAGTAACCTGAATGTTACCAGTAGCCGGAATAGTCGTGTAGTTCAGCGACTGAATGTTTCCGTACGCATCGATTTTATAGTCGGTGTCTTTTACGTGTGTCGTAACCCCTGTTGAATCCTTTACTACGGGGTTTCCCAGATACGGAAAAGCTGTTTTGCCTTTACCGCCTGTAAGCGCTACGACTTCCGCCGTTACCGCAGTGAAATGCGTAGCCGGATCGAGTACGTTGATAACCACTATGGGTGTGCCTCCTGCTTCTTTGAAAATAGCTTCGATAGCCTGAGGGATCGAGAAACCTGGAACGCTTAAACCAAAAGCAGCAGCATCACGGCTGTTGTTCACGTACGTAAGGGTGTTGACAGGCCCCTTAGGTGCAGTACCTACGAGCGCGATGATATTAGATGGGATCTCGGGCACACTGGCCGGGCCAATGTTTGAGAATTTTACAGCTACGCCGTGAACTAAATTTGCCATTGTTATTTACCTGTTTTTTGGTTTAACTTCCTCTACTGGTGCTACGTCCTGCTTAACTTCAAGCACGCCGTTTGCCTCCAAGCCTTGCAGGAAATCGTTACCCTCCAAGTCGAGTTCGTACGAGTGCCCTGGTTCAAGAGCTTTTTCTTTGCCCTTGTAATCAAATCTGATTATGTCCGAGGCGTTGACTTTATACTTTGGCATGACCAAGTTAATTTTAGTGAAAATCGATTTTAAGCGCACTTCTCTGTTGTTGGCTATCTCAGATAGGTGCGGGTCCTTGATAGTGTCCTGGGCGGTAATCTTCGGCCTTTATCAATACATAGCCTTCCGGCACCACAACCTTGTTTCCCGCTTCGTCTGTCAGGTATTGTAAGTACCCTGGTGTCTTACCATCGAGGACATTTATTTGTGAAGGCGTAAAGTTAACTTCTGTTATAACGCCTCCTAAATCCTCGTCGCCTAAAGTTCTGAAATTATCCAGAGGTTTAAGCGGGTAGTCTTTCCATCTTATGATCACGCGGTAATACCAAATATCGCTCGCATAATCTTCAAAAGTTGCTGCGAAGCCGTAAAGCTCGCCGCTGTAATCCTCTGATTTAAGTCCTTGAAGCAGCCTTAAAGCCAGTTCGCAAATATGCACCGCGCCCATCTGGCCCCAGCGCTTTTTTGATTCGACAGACAGCTGATAATAAATGATCCGGTCCATTGTGGCAGATCCTATGTCTCTGGCTGTGTCGTTCTCCTCCGTTCCGTATCTGTCTTGCATCCACGATACCCGGATACGGCTTTTGTTCTGAGGCTTTAACTTTTCGTGGTCTCCAGTAGTATCCGGCGATTTAACCACTTCTACCTGAGCTGCGTCGAAAGCCGGACGATCTGAATCGCCTTTAAGCCTTGTCACAATCTCATCGAGTATAAGTTCGTAATCGCTCATTCTAAGGTAAACAACTGTAAATAAATTGAATCGCCGTCAAAAGCTTTCCGTGCGCTGCCAGCTGTGTAATACCTGGCTGTTTCCGGTTTGCCGTTATCCCAGATCATAATCTCCTGAACCCCGTCTGCTGATACTACCAGTTCGTAAAGCCCTGGGAAATCTTGCTCCAGATATTCCATGATCTTATTTTCCGGGGACCAGAACGCGTCGTCGTACTCAAGAAATTCTTTCTCTTTTAAAGAAGCGTGCTTAAATGTAACGCCGTGAGCTGCTGTTGTAATAAGTCCTGTTACGGATGAAAGCCAACTTGCCGAGAACCCCATGACTGCGGTAACTTCCCGGAACATGTCGGCTTTCATAAGGTCAAATTCATTCATTTGACAACAGGATTATCTTACGTTGAAAACTACCTGTACGGTTGAAGAGCCTGCGATCTCGCTTTTACCTGCGATACCGGCCACAACATTAGTCGAAGCAGTTTTTGTAATTCTTTTGTTTGTGTTATCCCAGTACAGCGTATCGCCGTTGGTTATCGCCAGCCCTGGTTCCTTTGTCATAACGTAGCTACCGGCTGTCGGCGTACGGAAAGGTTCCCCTACTGCTGCATTACCAAGTGGAAAGGCCAAAGTGCCGGGAGTGCCTATGATAACAGGAACGCCTGCAAGCACGCCGCCCGAAGGTGCGATCCATTCCAGTGTTTCGGCGGGTTGTTTATATCCTCTTGCCATGATCGAACTTTAAATAAAAAGGTTTATAAAAACCCGAAGTTTTTAGGCTCCGGGCTGTTTAAATATTATACTCCGATGTTAGAAACAACACCTTTGAAGCCTACTGCTGCGATACCCCAGTCGTGACGTATTTTCCAGCGAACACCGTCTACGTCGAATTCTTCACGTTCGTCCATGAAAGGAGTTTCTACGCCGTTCAGGAAGTTCACCTCCCACACAGGTTCGATGTTTTTGTCTGCGAACAGATAAACACGGTTAGCGTTTGCGATACGGCGAGAAGTAACGATGTCGTTAAACAGACCTTTGTAAAGGTTACGCTGCTCAAACTTGCTTGCTTCGTTCGTGTAGTCGTTAATGTTCAACGCTTTGATCGTATCGCCCAAACTTGTGTGCGCCAGAATCAGCGAAGGAGTCAAGTCGAGGTAATCGTTACCGGATAGATCCATCTGACCTTCCATCACGTCGCGAGCTCCTGCAACCGTTGTAGCTGAATATGCTCCTGTTGGTCCTACGTTTCCGTGCGTAGCGTGGATCAACGTCAAGCCGTCACCCATAATCGGCCCTAATCCTGCATTCAGGTTAATTTTGTCATAAAGCGCTTTCTCGATTGAACGAGCAGAAGCACGAGCCAACATACCTGCGATACGTAAGAAATACCCGAAATCATCATTCACAATCATTTGACGCGTCAAGTTCACTGTGTTACCGTAAGTTTGGATACTTACTTTCTCAGCAGAACCGTCTGGGATGTCTTTGTTTGTGAATTCACCGTTTTCGTTCACCTGGTCAAGGCTGCCGATAGTACCGCCGCGAACACGAGCCCACTCCCGGAAATCGGAAACTGAACCTGTAACAGCAATCTTTCTCCACGTGTCGGCGATAATGCTGTATTCAGCCATAAGCTGACGACGGGCTGCACCTTCAAGAATCACACTGAAATCGGCAGTAGAAGAGCTGATCAGAGCACGTTTACCAACTTGGTTGATATTCGCACGCAAGATCGAGTCGTCTCCGGCGTCAGCAATGTAGTTACGAACCATGTCCGTCATGTGCATACTGCGGTACTTCTCAGAACCTACGATTTCCTCGTTTGTGTAAGGCGTAACAGGTCTTACGTTATGCTTACGAGCAATCGCGATTTCGATAAGGCCCCTGGTTTTCTCGATCTGATCGAGTGTGACTGCGGGTGCGGCAGGCGCTCCCCCTCTTTGTGTTTCCAAAGGTGACTTTGATTTAAGTGCTTCAAGCGTTAGTGCTCTTACCTGGTCAATCGGCGTGCCTGCATCAATGTGCTGGCGTACGAAATCAGCGGGTAAAGCTGCTCCTGCGACTGCTGCGGCGTCCATGATAGCTAAAGATCTTGTTCTTTCAGCTGCCTCGGTCGGTGCCGGAGTGGGCGCAGGGGTTGGTATTGGTTGTGGGACCGGAGCAGGTGCCGGAACCGGAGTTGGTGGCGCTGGCGCAGGTGTTGGCTGCTCTACCGGCACTGTTTCTGGGTTGTCCATTCGTTTATCGATTTCAATTTCAGTTAATTCGCTGTCTCCCAGGCTTCTGATCCTGCTGTTCGGGTCGGCTTGCACGGGTTCTGTCGAGACCTCGTTTATTCGCCAGTTTGTTGCAAGCAGGGTGCGTATCTTATCCTCAGGTTTAGATATGTCTTCGTATCGGAAAACAGTGTATCCAGCTGACAAGTTTTGAAAAACGCCTTCTGCAATATCGTCTACCAGTTCATCCAGCGATTTACGCTTTGAAATCTTGATCGACGCCCGGATTCCTTCGCTTACAATCTCAGGGCCTTTAACAGCTCCGATCTGTGAAGAGTGTCCGTATCGCATGTGCGCATCCAAAAGAGGTGCCCCGTGCATGACTCTGGTTAGATCTACGTGACCTGGTTTACAGGATAGCACCTCGTAGAAATATCCGCCCTCAGGTAAGTTCGTAGCAACCGGGAATTCTGAGGCGATAATCGCTTCAAAAGTCCTGGTCTCTTTATCGAAAGATTCAGGTGCCGTAAACGAAATGTTACGCGTCCTGTTGCTTTGTAACTTAACTGTTGCCATATAGGTGCAAGGTATTATGCTTTCACATAAACAAAAAAACTATTTTTTTTGCACCTTTGTTGCTTGCGGTTTTACTGTTGCACCAGCTGGTTTCGCTTTATCCTCGGGCCGGTACTTAACGTCAGTCGAGAACAAAGCGTTTAAGATCTCGGCAGCAAGCATGTCCTCTGCAATCTCAGCATTCACGTCGTCTGGGTCGTACCCTTTCTGTCTAAGCGCTTCCTGTCTTGATTGCAGACCTGCTTTAATATCAGCGATAATAGCAGCGCCTTCTTTAAGCGGGTCGATCATTTCACGGCGTGGTACGGTCCAGGTAACGTCGGTTTTTGTGCTCGGTCTGAAACCTTCCATGATCTGCAAGCCTTCTTCAAACCACGTGTACACCTTCTGGCAAAATTGAGTGACCATAAGCCTGTCCTGCCAGCTGGTCACAACCCTTGCGAATTCCAGCCAACCCATACGGCCAGACGAGAAATTTACATTACTGTAGTCGTTTGCAAGCGCTTCATAAGTGATGTTGTACCCTCCGGCAATCGCCCTAAGGACAGTCAGGCTGAAAACGTCTGAGCCGGAGACAGAAGGAGGCTGCGAGAATTTAACGTCCCTCCCGTATGGCAGCTCCTGAATTACTCCAGGTTCAAGTCGTTCAGTAAGTTCAAGCTCCGGTTGGTTTAAACCGCTGTAACCTCCCTGCATGCCTGCGGGTATCGGGTTCGTGTTTGTAACCATCGCTACGAAACAAGCTGCTACCATCTGCTGGTGTAGCTGCGCGTCTTGAAACTTATCGTAATCTTTAATTCGTATGAACGCAGAAACGCCCATCGGGATTCCGCGCACCTGGCCTGGTCTTAAAGCTTCGAAAACATGAATCACTTCTGAGGCCGGTACAAATCTTGAAGGATGCGAATTCGTTTTAGCAACTTCGGTCGGATGCTCTTCGTAAAGCCAATATCCGGTTTTACGGCCTCTGGAATCGAATTGAACACCTTGCAGGATAAAACCCGGATCGGGTCCGTCAAGCCTCATCGTTTTAGTTTCATCCAGGAAATCAGCTTCAAGTATTTGCAAGTCAAAACCTACGGCGCTGTTCTGGTTCCAGCGGCGTACGATCAAAGCGTCGCCTGATTCAGCGACCGCACGCATAACCTGTTCTTGTAACCCGTAAAGGTTTAAGTTTCCGTAAAAATCACAGGAGGAAGAGCCAGCCCATTCACCCCACTTCTTCTTTATAGCCTTAGCGCGTGTGCCTTTAAAACTCGGTCTGATCCCGGAGCCTACCGTATTGGTAGCTATGACCGTGATAGCCCGTTGAGCATAAGGGTTGTTACGCACCAGGTCGCGAGACATACCGCGTAACAGGCGTAAGCCTTTTTGCGTATCTGATGTTGGGCCTCCTGTTTTCCTGTACCAGCTTTCCGTACGCCGTCCGTATCCGGCAGCTTCGAAATGGCGTTTCTGTTCATGCACAGCGGCCATGAACTTATTGGCTTCGAACTGTACTTTGTACGTAGCCAGATTATAAAGATCTTTTAACATATTCCTTTGCTGGTTACTGCGTAGCGTCTGCGCCCGAGTGAGTTATTGTACTGAGCACAGTGTCCATAAATCGCCTCTTCCATGATCTTTATGGTGTCTAAAAGCTCCTGCATGTTCCGGTAAACCACACGCTTATCAGCGTATTGAATCTCCTTCACACGGCTCGTAATAAGCTTTTTGTGATCTTTCAGATCCTGTACAGTGAACACAGATTCGTCAGGTATGCACGGATATTCTGCCATGTCTCGAAATTTTTACCCCAAATAAACGAAAAAAGCACCCATTAAACAATAGGTGCCTTAGTATCTTACCCTCCTCTTAATTTTAAAGAAATGTGTAGGCGTTACTACTGGACGCCTCGTTTTTATCTTTCACCAAGTTCTCGGACTCGATTTTCACCGTCCCGTACGCTTAACGAACCTCCTGACCCTTTGTAGCAGAAAGACTCACATTCCTTTGTCGGGATGAAATGATTCGAACATTCGACCCCCTGGTCCCAAACCAGGTACGCTACCAGCTGCGCCACATCCCGAAATTTACAAAGTTTTAAGTTGCAGACCTTGTAAATAAAACTTACTTTCTCATTGTTGAACGTAATAATCTTAAGGGTCCTTTCAGCGCCTTCTATCGACGCCAGTGCCCTCTAGCCACTGTCGGAGCTCGTAACTTCCGATGAAAGGTCTCCCTTTGTGGAGCACGCAGGCTTCGAACCTGATCTCTGAGATTCAACACCCAGCGCTTTACCAATTAATGCTACCGCCCCGTTTTGACTATGAAACCTCCCTGGAAGGATTCGAACACAACAACACCCGAGGGCCGCTACCAGTTTGCGGTACAGGGAGGTTTCATAGTCAGGACACAAATATAAATTAAATAATTAGTTTCCCCAATAACTTGACTTCTTTTTTTTCACAACGTCATTGGCGACGCTTAATCTGTGGTAATTTGCGAACATCATTTCAAGGCACTTATTGCCGAACTCGTCGTATCCGAGCATCGCCAGAGCTGCACGGGCGTAGTTCCGTACGTCAAGCGGTTCATTACGCTGAAACTTCTTGTCGTATTTATAAGTCGTAAAGCCGTCTTTAGTCGTGGCGACTTTCTGTTCAGCTGTGATGCCTTGAAAATATATCTCGTCGTACTCAGGAAAATGGCAGTAGCCCACAGGCCCGAGCGGATCGTCTACGTCCCTGGTCTTTTTAAGCTGCGTGTACAGTTCATCTTTCAGGATGTCTACGCCGAGCATGTAGTAAATGGCAGTGAAGACCGTCATTTCCTTAGTCGTTTTATTTGCCGTCTGAGGGTTTGAAAAGATCCGTCGAGCTGTCGGGCTCCCGTGTACTGCCGACCAGCGGGTCGCGTCCTGGCTGCTGACGAAAGTGTACACGTCGGTAGTATCATACCCGGCGTCAATGCAGATTTTTGAGACAGGCACCTGAACCAGATCCGGGCGAACGAAAGTTGTGTTGGCAATCGCGATAAGTTTTTCCTGAACAGTTTTGTCAGATATCAAGCCTTCTATTACGTGATAATTTATTGACCAGGATCTTTTATCAAGTCCCCAGCCTACGACTTCAAGCTCGATACGGTCTTTCTGGATATCAACACCGATTGTAATAACCATGACGTTATTATTGATCGTTCCGCGCTCATAGTTTTCACGGTTGTTATCGTACAGCAACTTCCAGCCTGGGCGCTCGCCTGAGGTCGCGTAAGTCAGACCAAGTACGGTGTTGGTGAAAGCTCGCATCTTGTTATCCTCCTGGTCTTTGGAAATCTCTTTCTGCGCGGCCTCGTATTCACGTGCGATCTTTTCCCAGCTGAGCCAGCCGTACGGCGAGTACAGCGAATTCAAATGATATCCCATAATGATATCATTGCGGCGTTCAGGTATCGAGCTGATCCACTCACCCTTAATCAGAAACTTATCCTTGAACCTTTCCTCTATCGGATCGTAACAGTGTTCACATTGGTAAACTGCTGTTTCCGGTTTACCAGGAGTCCATCGCATCTGTGTGAAAACGAGGTGCTGATCTGCGCCGCAGTGGGGACAAGGTATGTGATAATACCGCTGATCTGTATCCTCGAACTCTGACCAGATTGCCGAGGCGTTTTCAACAGTGGGAGTCGAGGGTATGTAAAGCTTAGCTTGCTTACCGTACGTGGCCTGCCGTTTTTCTGCAAGCGTTAAAGGTGAACCTTCTTTGTCGAGGTTACGTGGGTACGCGTCTATTTCATCCGCCGTGATGAACCGGATTGTTTTTGACCGGAGCGAGGCTGCTGAATTAGCTCCGGCAAGATTTATCGAGCCTCCTCTGAAACGCTTGCCTAAAATGTTGTTTCCTGAATTCTTACTGTTCGCGTCCTTGATAATGTCTTTAAGAACCGAACAACCGTTTATCATAGGTTGCAGTTTATCCTTAGAGAAATCTTGCGCGATTGCAATCGTAGGCAGAATATACATCATAGGGCACGGATCTGTTGCAGCGTACGCCAGCATCGCTATTATACCTGAAACTGTCGCGCCGATCTGAACGCCTTTTGCTAAAACGATGCGTTGGGCCGGATCTGTCGGCGAAAGCTTTCGCAGGATCTCACGTAAGTAAGGTGTCCTGTCTGTGTTCCATCGGCCTGCTTCTTTCGAGGATTCTGTCGAAAGCTCCATGTACTTATCAGCCCACTGATCTATGTAAACTCGTTCAATAGGTGTAAGCCCCTTTAAAAACGCTTGCACTAATTCGTACTCGGCCATACTTTATCGGTGTATTTTAACAACACTTTTTCAATAGCGCTGTGGATAATTTGTCTTACTCCGTGCTCTGTTGCGTCCGCCACGCAGTTAGCAGCAACACGGTCGGCTATCGTAGCCAGGTCGCCGCGAAGGTTAATCCCTAATTCAGCGAGTTGTTTTTCCATTTCGGCTTTATCAACTAGCAGACCTCGTTTCTCTTTAACTTCTAGCTTAATTTTCATCGCCTTGCCTATCTGCTCCTGAATCTTAGCCGCTTCAAAAGTTAGGGGGTCTTTGGTCATATCCATTCCGGCGACTTCCACGTCTCCATCGTCGGTTACACCTGCAAAACTCAACAGCCGGGCTACGTCTGCCGGTGTAGCCTGAGGGGTTACTTTTGCCTGCGGCTTAGTGTTACCGCCGAGGTTGTGCCCGGTCTTGGTCTTACGTACCGCTCCTACCGTTTCGTTCTTTTTAAGCTCAGGGACCGCGTAGTCTACAATGATCTGAGGTTTACCAGCCTTGCTGTACTCAATGCAGCGTTGCGAGATCTTACCTGTTGTAATCCATTTAGTGACTGAATTACTGGCCACACCCATGAGCTTAGCAAACTCGGAAACATTAAGTACTTCAAGCTTCTTTTTCGCTGCCATTTTAAAATCTTTTTAACGTAATACCTAAGCCATTTCGTTCAGCTCTGAGCAGGCATGTTACGGCTTGAAACCCGTACCCAAACAAAGTCACACCCGTGCTAGGGCTTTTAGCGACAGCTCCGTCCTCTAGAATAAACTGCACCTTACCAGGAGATATGAAAAACACGGCGTCTGCTTCTTTTGCAGCTTTGTTCCACCAAGGCGCTGAGGTTCTGTCAGGAGTGAGCACTATGCCGCTTCCGTGACGTTTCATCTTATCCAACCATAAGGTTTTTGAATTTCTACCGCTGAACGGAGGGTTTAACCAAACAAAGCCGAACCATTGTTTTTCTAAACTGTTTTCAGTTATATAACTTTTTGCAGGTACGTGGCAATACGTCCTGTTTACGGGACTCGCTGCGTCCAGGTCAAAAGAGGTTTCTAGCGCGTCAAACACATATTTAGGCGTGTAATACTCGTCTGTACCTATTACTGCCGATTCATACGAAGCCATTTCCCGGATCTGTTAATTTACAATCAAGTTCGACGCGGTTTGTAGTTGCTGAATCGCACTTGATCTCATACGTAAATAAGCCTTTATCTGTCATTATGTGCAGATTAGCCGAAGAAAACACAGTGCCTGAAATAGGTACGCTTGTCATTTGCTCTAAGTGAGCGTCCTGAATTACCGATCCATCTAACACGTTATCGTTATACAGCTTCAAAATACTGAATTTAGTGGTTGGTAAAGGCTTCGGAGTAATCAAAAAACTCGATTTATCGGTGAAAATAAAATGCAAGGTATTTTGATCAAAAAACGCCTTTTCTACGGTTTTTTCGCATATTTCAGGGTATTCTGTGACATTCTCAATAGCACCGTTTTTCATAATAAGTTTGTTTATAAGCCTAAAAAGTTTAACAACACAAATTTAGAGATAACCTTTTATAAAACAAGCCCCAGGGCCTTACTGCTTGCAACTTTTTACCTTCTTGAAAAAATCAGTGTATCGAGAGGTTTCGGGGTGCTGCTCCCCGCGCAAGCCGTTGAGGGCGGGGATAGGACCCAACTTAGAAAACATTGCACTATTCCAAGAAATATGCTGCAAGCATTAAATATTACCATGAATTAATTGTACTATATGAAGAACTTTATTATTGCATGCAAAAATGTTTGTAAAAGGCTTGCATTAGAATAGTACAATTACATATCTTTGTGACAAGCAAATCGGAACTGATTATTTGCTATAATCTTTCAACCTCTTAATTATATCTATTATGAAAGCTTTACAATCACTTCACATTAACAAAGCTATTAACGCTAAGTCTCACCTGGCACAAAAGGATTGCGGTACTATCGTTTCGGAATCTATTAGAAAACAGTTAGCCTCTTATAGTATCACATGGTGTGCGTCCGCTTTGCGCTCTGATCGTCTAGCACAACCAAAATTTATTTTTTAATTATCGCTTGCATTAATAAAGTTTATTTGTACATTTGCACATATCAATTTTCAACCTCTTAATATTTATCAATTATGGAAACTAACAGCTTAATCTACAAAACATCAAAAGTGAAATCTGGTAAAGTTTACTACATTACTATCCGTTTAAATGATGAGTGTAAAAACGGGCATCAGGATTTTCACATATCTGCGGACGTTTACGAATCAGGAAAACCAAAAACAGATCGGTATTGGTTAGGTTCGGGTACTGGTTTTGTAAGAGATCTTAACCTGCCTGAATTTCAAATATTCTTGGACTTAGACAACTGCGATTACCTAGGGAATCCTATGTACGCAACTGTAAACGGCTATTACTATTTAAAAAGCGGTTTGCCTAATTGCCCTGCAAACAGTGAAGCGTTTCCCGCTGTTTTTTGCTCTTACTACCGTTTACCTCTGGAATGTTGGGATACGTTGAAAAACGCATGTAGCGAAGTTCATTATGCTTTACTATTAATTGATCTTAAAGTCCCTGCTTTGTGGAAAAGTCAGGCAGACATAGCGATCAAAAAACTGGAGGGGTTGACAGGGAATACTTTTGTAGTTGATAGCGTACGCAATCAGTTTGGTATGCCGTCCGACGATAAAATACTTTTAGAAAAAGAAAAAATTGCGTCTGGTTATTACGATTTGTCTGCTAAAAATGCGCGCCGTGAATCCGAAAATAACGCTTTTATAGATAAGCTAAAAACTGAATACAAAAGCAAAGTAGAGGCCGTAAATTTAGAACTAGAAATAAAATTAGAACTATTCAGATTAGGAGGTAAAAGACTATTAGATAGTGCCCTGTGGTATACTCACAGTCAAACGCTTGGATTTAATTGGAGGGGTTACGGAGAAAAATTACAAGAATCAGAAATTATTGGCTGTATAGAACAAAGTCCGGTATTATCCGGATTAAAATACACTGTTAAATAAAGGTAATTAAGGCCGTCAAATCGGTGCGTCTGTCAGGCTTAAAACGTTTGACAGGGTTTACATTCAACCTCTTAATACTTATCAAAATGGAAACTATCATAACTACACAGGAGTACAAAGGCTATTCAATCGCAATCGGATACGATGACGATCCAATGAATCCACGTACTGAATGGGATAATTTCGGTACTATCATAACATCACATAGACGCTATTCTATGGGTGACGATCAGACAAGTGATTTACAGGAATACTTTGCATCATTAGCAGGATATTCAGACGATTATCTTTACAACAATGAAGTATCGCTCAATCAGTCGATAAAAAGACTTCAAAAGACGCATGTTGTACTGCCTGTCTACATGTACGATCACTCAGGTATCGCTTTAAGTACCGGATCGTTTGTATGTTCATGGGACAGTGGATTGCTAGGGTTTATTTTCGTAAGTAAAGCAGACGCTAAAAAAGAGTTTGGTAAATATGGGTACTGCAAAAGAGCCGCAAAGCTATTAGAAAACGAAATTGAAACGTACGATCAATATTGCAGAGGTACCGTACTAGCCTTTGAAATTCAGGATGCGGACGGCGAATATGTTGATAGTTGCTACGGTTTTTACGGTGACGAAAACTACGTTCTAAATGAAGCTAAACAAAGTATAGATTACCTTACCAAATCAATCGCAGCTTAATCAATTTTCAACCTCTTAATATCTATCAATTATGAAATCTACCTCTTTTTCAGTTTACAGTAACTTAATAGTTGCATTAGTTAATGACGACATTTCAGGTTTAGAAGATTCCGATTTAGCGGAATTAGACCATCTTAAAAAGCGTATTACAGAAGAGGTAGGTGAAAACTGGCATGCAGTCTGTACCTGTGGTGATTTTAACCCGTCCTTTTCCCGTCCTGAAATAGCCCTTAACCGGAACGTTTGGGGTGATTGTGAAGAACTTTACATTAACTATGTATGATCTACGCTGACATTGCTTTTTACGGCTATATGATGTTCACATGTGGCACGTCAATTTTCCTAATCTTCAAAATTATTAAATCTTATTTATATGGACGCTCTTAAAACTACTCCTGTACAATTCAGAATTCTAAAAGGTGAAGTTATTGCTGTTTTCCCTTATTATATAGAAGGAGTTAATTGTGTTACGTGCTATTCACATGTTGGACAGCATTCTGCTTGTAAATGGAACATAAACACCTTCACAAAACCAGCTAAACCCGATCAGTATGAACCTTTACTAGCTGAATTAAAATCAGTGGGTTACGATAATATAGCGATTCTAAAACGTAGAAATCATAAAACGTATTTAGCTTGGTATAAAGATTGGTTATCGTTTACAGATTAGGTAATTAGGGCCGTAAAAATCGGTGCGTCCGGTAGTTTTTTTTTCAGCTATCGGGGTTTACATTTTAGCTCTTAATATTATGAAAGATCAAATTAAAATATGCGTTCAAGACGAAAACCTTTTTGGTTATGTGTATCCTGAAAATACCGATTCTTTAAGTATCATTTCTGCTTTGCACACAAAAGGAGCGCACAACAATTCAGGCACTTCGGTTTTAATTAACGACTCTCTAAGACTTGCTAATGAATCCGATTTTGATACATTCAGAATACATAGAAGTCAGTATGATAGGGTATGTCCTGTCTATGATTATATTTTTAACAAAGGTATTTAGGGCCGTTTATCTTCAAAATTATTAAATCTTATTTGTATGAAAAATAAAATATTGTTAATCCTTTTAAATGAATTCGAGTCCTCTAAAGAGGCGGAAAAAGAAATTCCAGCTGGTTCTCTAGTGTGTTTTAATAGTTTAGACGCTATTAACTTTATTAAAAAAGGTGTCCCTAGTCGGGTGTTTTATTTAGACGACGACTTAGAAGTATGTTTATTATTTGAGTGTTTAATTGATTAGGTAATTAAGGCCGTAGGAATCGGTGCGTCCGGTAGCTGCAATAGCTATCGGGGTTTACATTTTAACTCTTAATAAATTATGGATCTTAAATATAAAATATCTCAAAAATTGCAGAATTATGGTTTGAATTACGAATCCTTAGTTAATTGTATATTCGATAACGGGGTTGTTATGCACGGAATTATCGACGGGTCAATAGATTTGAGTTATGATATAGCTTTCGGTTATGCTAAATTATTGGATCAATCTGGATACGCTGAAAACAAAGGACTTCCCACAAAAAGTGTAATTGATAGAGAAAAGGACGGTTTTTATCTTTGTGCTTGTGCGTATGGTCCCGGAACTGCTAAGCTATCGTTTAATGTAGAATTATAATCAATCTTTTCATTCACTTAAAGCCCGGTTAGCTGATCGGGCTATTCTTTGTACACCCTAACTTTTTACAGCTATGGACGCTCAAAAAGAATTCCTTCAAAAGCTTTATAAATTTCAAAATTCAGCTTCATACGCGGAATTTACGCTTATGTTCCCTTCGCAAGCTGGTCACTTATATTCCAAGTTTAAGTATGTTCACAACAGTAACGTTATCAGTTTTTATAACTACCTGGACTCTGAAAATGAAGTTTTATTTATCAATTACATAAACAGCTTATGAGAACGTATCACATTAAGTATGTCAATAGCAAAGGCCGTTTGAGATACAAAAGCCTGTTAGGGCCTGTTTACGGCCCTTCATTCTGGATTAACTACTTATACCGTATAGCTGCAAAGAACGGGTTTAAAATCGTATCCTTAACCATTGAGACTTTATGAAAAAATTAATCGTGTGCGTACTCTTAGCAGGTTCTGCTTTGTGGTATCTGATATTCCAGTTCCCTATATTCTTTGCTTTGGTAACTATTTGGTTTACCTGTCTCGTTGTGCTTAAAAACACAATCTTAAAAAGCTGGTTTTAGCTACCTGGTAACACGCTTCGTGCGAAGTTGTATTTTTCCGTTGGCACTTGGATTTTTCCTTGTATGTAGACTATTACCCGGAAAAATCGATTCTGAGACACTTTAATAGGTTGGGCTTGTCAATACCCTAGCGGGTGTACGATCACATGCCGTAGGGCACAAATCGGCAGGTTGCCGGGAACGTCTGTGCATACCTGTTCGGCACAGACGCAGAACACGATCAGATCCGGAGACTTGCACAATTCCAAGAAACCTTGCACTTTTCCGGGATCGACCAGAATTATTTTAAACGAAAAGTGGCCCAAATCGCGGTCGAGTTTCGCAGTTTGGGCCAGCTGGAAAATTTGTGAAAAAATCGGAGCCAGAATTCTGGGGCTGGAATTAAGTAGCTGAAACCTCTGGTTGTATTTGACTGCCGTTTTCATCGAAATAGAAAGGTTCCCACGAGCCGGTTTTGTTCAGGAATTCAAAAGGCGTTTCAAGCTTTTCCCGCGCAGCATCGAAATGATTTTTAATTCTGATTTTCTTACCTCGATTAGTTTTATTTTCGTCGATAATCACAAGCAAATCTATAATTGCTTTCAAACTAAATCCGTTTTTAGCTTAGTAGCCTTTTTCCTGAATCAACCCTTTCGCATTTAAATCTATATTTTCCACGTGTTTTAAAAGTAAAATTATTTTAGAGATTAGAAAAGACCCCTCGGCCTCTTTTTCCAGCGCTTGCAAAAACAGATAACTTTATTTAATATTGCAAGCAGAAATTTATCTACCAACTTTATTCAGTAACCTATTCAACTCATGCTCAATTCTGATAGGCAAATAATCCTCGATCCGGTTCATGACGGGTCCGATAACTCCGGGGCTGGCGAACATTGGGCCTTGACTGACGGTATGCAAAGCAGTTATCGGAAGGTCTGCCTTTTTATCGCTTTGGAGAAACTTCATCTCCCGCCTGAGGCGCTTCTTTCTAAACTCAAAACCATCGGAGCGGTAACGACCTCTCGCGAAAACGCCTCTGTGGCCGTTGCGCATTGTGGCGACGAAAGCGCCAGGTATGACATTCTGCTTTCCGAGGATAGAGACTTTAACGCCTTTCTTGGTTTGTCTGTATTTGAAGAGCCTAACGGGGAGGGGTCTACCACTCGACCAGATCGTGCCTTTCAAGTGTCGGGCACCGGCCTTGGTAGTTCCCATACGAGAATCGAGAAGGCTTTTTTTAATCCTGTACCGCCCTCGGATCTGTCTGCTCGCAGCCGTTTTACCCATGGCCGAAACCCGGTTAATCGCAGACGCTATCGCCCTCGATGTTTCCTTCGGACCTAACTGCTTCGCCAGATCTGCAAACAACTTTTTAGCTAAAATAGTATCAAACCTTACATTGAACATATCTCATGGATTTTATAAAACCAGAATCTACCCGTAAAAAAGAAACTCAGCCACGTAAAAAAGGCGCTGGCCGTCCTGCCGCAGCTGATAAATCCGTCGTGCTCTACAAACGTGTCAGCTGGAGAAAGTTCGAACGCATTAGCCGCGTAGTCGAGATCCTTCTCCAGGCTGAAAACGATGCGCTGCTTACGATAGCCGATCAAAATCTGGCTCAGTATCGCAAATCTCCTCAGACTGCATAACTCCGCAACACCCGCAATCCCTGCCGCAGTTGTTGTCAAAGCAGTTAACCTTGTGCGTGCCCAGGTCATGGCATCTGGGCAGCTCCTGCTCCTTGTTCTCCTCTTCTAATCCGATTTTTGGCATTACGCTACTTGTTTAAGTTGTTTTAATTCTCTTACCTCAGCCTTGATTGCGTCCATAAAATCGTCCTGGGTCACGGCTTTATCGTGTAGCCGCTGGGCCACTTTGTATTCCAGTGTGCCCGGACAAAGCAGCACGTGATTATTAACACGCTTTTCCTGGCCCATGCGGTGTAGTCGCTTACATGTCTGCTGATACGCCTCCAAACCCCAAGGCAGGCCGAACCAGACCAGGTTATACCCTCCAAATTGCAGGTTGATCCCGATCCCGGCGCTCG